CAACGTGGGGGTATCCAGTTAAATTGGGACGTAGAGGTTGCTTTGTGTCGATGAGGTCTTCAAACTCTACCCCTAGCTCAAATGCGATGCGTTCAAAGGCAGCGACATCGATGGTTTCACCTTTACCCGTGCAGATGCGCCCAAGTTTTGATGTTGTCATTTCAGTGCTGGCTGCGAGGGATTCCAGCGTGTGGCCTTGGGCTTTCATCTTACGCCGAATCTTATCGCCAATTATGCACAGTCGAGAAATATGCTTGCTCATAGGGTGCCTCTCCAGGTGGAAGGCAATTGTAGCAAGAAATAAAAAATAACACAAGCATTTTTAAATGCTTTATTTCTCAATGAATGGGTTGTGCCCTGGTCACATTTGGGGCATATGCTGTATATCTTGTGCATCTTTTCTACAAGCATCAAAGCGTAAACTGTTGATTTGTAGTAGATTGAATTATCCTGTAATTGTGCAAGTGCGCCCTTTCATTTCTCATTCATTGAGAAAGAAACTTGAATGCCAATCACCGATTTCAAGGGCGTTGCTTGCCTTTTAGGCTTGCTTGACCTATAGTATAGTCGAGTTAGCGATAGTATTCTAAAGGGGACAACAATGAAATTGCGCGTCAGAAAATACCGAATCTTAGAGATCATGGATGCCAAGGGCATTGATTCCATCAAGGACCTGGCAGAGCAGCTGAACATCCAGTCAACTAACATCTCCACATTGCTTAACAACAAATCCAACTTTAGGCGCGATACGTTGGAGCGGCTAATACAGATACTCGACTGCGAATTGAGCGATGTGCTGGAATTGCAAGTTGACAAAGAATCTGATCCTGATTAATATTGTGGTGTAAAGATTAAAGGGTGCCCCTGAGCGACTTCGGTTGCCAGGGGCTTTTTTTTGAACTTTCCCTTCTAATCAACTCCAATTTTGAACTCCCACTGCTAATCAACTCAAATTTGAAATTGAGCTTTTAATCAACTCAATTTTGAAATTTGAATCTCTAATCAACTCAATTTTATCGTCGTGCGGCAGCGCCCCAGGCAGGCTGCGAGGCATTTTTTTGCTACCAGTTACATCAGTTTTAATTAACCTAACGAAACTGTTTTTATTTGTCAAATAAATATTATTAAAGAAAAATATAATAGTAAAAATATAACTTGCTATAATATGGCTATATTATTAGATTATTTGTTGACGTTGGGATGTGCCCAGCGTTAACCCTTAATCTTTTATAATGGAGGTTACCAATATGGTAACTGCAGCAGCAGCAATAGCAAGCAATGGCGCACCTGCCCAGGAGCGCAGCAATATCACAAGCGCTTTTACTCAATGGTCTAATCGACCAGCTGAGGAAAGATTCCGCAGCCTAGGGGATATGCAGATAGCCCTGCAGGAGCGTAAGCAGCGCAGCGCCGAAACTGGGCTTTTACCTATAACTGAGATGGAGGTTCTGCCCATTGCAGAACAAGGTTTAGCTATTTCAAATCGGCAGGGCGCAGCCCTGCTTAACAATTACAGCTTAGGCCAGCTGGCGCAGGGGATCGGCGCTCCTGCTGGATATCTGCGTACGCTGCCTGCCCACCTGGCAGCTGCCTGCATCAATGAGGGACTACCACGCTATCCTGAGCGCGAGCGCAGCCTGCTGGTAACTGAGAGTGAGCAGGGCAACACCTGCAGAGCTATCACTAGCGATCAATACAGCAGGTATTGGGATTGCGACGTAGTCACAGACCTACTTAACACACTAGAAGCAGACGGCTGGCGTGTACCACCTGCGCGCCCCTATCCAGATTGCCCTGCAGAAGATATCTGGATTGCCACAGAGCAGGACGTATTACCAGGAGAGCAGCACAGCCTGAGCGTACGTATTGGCGATAGGTGCGGCCCTGCTGGTCTATATGGCAGCGATAGGGACATGTTCGCCCTGCTGGTAAACCAGGAGCGCAGCATAGAAACCCCTAGTGGCAATATGTACCGTGCTTTAATTCTTAGAAATAGTGAAGTAGGTGCCAGCAGCTACAACGTAGAGTGTATTCTTTATAGCCAGGTATGTGGCAACCACATACTTTGGAGCGCAGCCAGCATAGCGAATATTCGCCTAGTCCATAGGGGCAGCGCCGATAGTACCAGGCTCAATGGTCGCGCTTTTTTGGCTGGCACTATCGCAGCAGCTGAGCAGGCTAGTTGCAGCCAGGAGCAGCAGCAGATTGCAGCAGCTGCAGAGCAAAAACTTGACATTAAATCTGCGCAGCTGGCCACTGGTTTACCCAAATCCACTATCCAGGCTGCTGAGATTATGCAGCAGCAATTTCCCCAGGACCACGGGGACCGCGCAGGCACAACCTGGGGATGGGTACAGGGTTTGACCAGGGCTAGCCAGCAGTCAAAGTATATGGCCGATAGGACAGCTATTGACCAGGCTGCAGCCAAGCTATTGCGCAAAGTAGATGCAGGCTAAACACAACAAACACGCAGCGCTTAAGCGCCCCAGGGTAAAACCTGGGGCGCTTTTTTGTTGCCTTAACTTTGAGATAATAAGCAATGAATAGTCTAAAGATATATGAAGATAAGCAGCGCAATATTTACGCTGCGCTATACTGCATAGAGCGCAGCAGCAGCAATACAAAAACTGGCGATATGGTCCAGCTGGCTATACTGCCTATCGACAATAAACCTACACAAGCGCTCAAAGATAGGCAGCTGCCTAATTGCTCAGATTGCGCGCTTATTAGCACTTGCTATGTCAACACAGTCTCATTAAACGCAGTCTATGACCAGACAGTAAACCAGGCAGTATCTGCAGCGCCTAAGCGCTTTAGAGCGCCTATAAGGCTAGGCAGCTGGGGAGATCCTGGCTTATTGCCCTTAGACCTACTGCAGCAGCTGACAAGGGCAGCAGGAGCGCACACAGGCTATACCCATCTATGGCAGCAGATAGGGCCAAGTTATAGCAGCGTATTAATGGCCAGTATTGACCATTTAACCGCTAAGCAGCAGGGCTTAACTGTGGACCAGTTAAAGCGCTTAGCCTGGGATAAGGGGTACCGCACCTATTCGATCCTGCAGCCAGGGGAGCAGCAGAGCGCGCAGGAGCGCCCTTGTCTCTATGTATCGAACAATACGCAGTGCAGGTATTGTCAATTGTGCAATGGGGCAGGCAGGCAAAAGAGCATAGCAGCGCCATTGCATGGGCCAGCAAATAAGCAGACAAGCTATACAAGGCAGGCTGCATAATGGAATTTATTGCAGTCCTGATTCTACTTTTAATTTTACGTAAAGATAGGGCAGGTAAATAGAGCAGCAGAGCAGCGCAATAGGTAGGCCCTGGGCAATAGCTCAGGGCCTATCTTTATGCCTAGTGTGCTACCTGGTAGCGCATCTTTGTTTACATAATAGTTTGTGATATTTATATAAACTACTGTAAATAAACAGCAGCACAGGTTTACCATAATTTTTATAGTCTACCTGGTGGACAGTTTTAAGGCAGGGTAAAAGATATAACAGAAGATATGTAAATATTGTATTGCATATTATCAGATAATATACGATATTCTTTATACCCTTTAATCTTACATCTATGGAGGTTGTATAATGGATAAGCAGAAAGCAGCGCAGCACCTAACCAGTTTAATCTTCGCGTTTATGCGTGAAAATGAATACATAGATGCAGACGTAATAGAGGAGATACACTGGTCTGGCGATATCGAACACATAAACGATATCGCGTACCATAAAATAAGTGTCTGCTGCGCCCTTGCTATCCAGGAGGATAGAAAGCAGGAGGTCGCGCAATGATAGGCACACTTTTGATATTTGCGCTGGGCTGGTGCCTGGGCGCTGCTATGATGGCAATTCAGGAAAGCTGGGACCGCGAAGAGCTATAGCGCCCAGCTGAGCAATAATACAGCAGCAGCAGATAGCACCTGGGTTTATACCTGGGTGCTATTTTTGTGCCTATCGCAGAGTAAAGGGATAGAGGGGATAGGATAGGATAAGATAGGATGGGATAGGGTGAGATATTTCTATGCCTGCAATCAAATCCCCCATACTCGCTCAGGTTCGATTAAACCTATTATAGGACTATCGACCTACCTTGCGCCCTGGATGCGCCCAGGAGGCAGCACAGGCGCTCTCAGGGCATTTATAGCCCTATCCCACCCCCCCCACAAGAGCAAATTATACTAACGATAAGGTCTATTCTAGTGAGTATGGGCACAGATAGGGGCGCAAATCTGCCCCTTGTTCAGCAGTTTAAATTAATCTGATTAAACTGAAAATTGAAGGTGAACCTACCAGGGGGTCCCGATGCCATAGGTATCGTAATAATATCCCGTATATATCGAAGCTCTTTGAGTTTTCTCCCTCCCATGCATATCGAAGCCCCTTGAGCTTTTGTCTCTGCCCATACATATCAATGCCCTTTGCGTTTTCTTCTCCTCCTGTATCCCCATCGATCTTCTCTGATCTCCAAATCTGGTGCCTATATATAATAATAGTACTAGTATATACTATAAGACATATATACTAGTACAATACCTTTAATTAATTAAAGTATATTTATATATAATTATAGTACCAGTATTTTTAAGATAGAGTACTGTACTAATAGATATGTTTTATTTAAGAATAAGATACTAGTACAGATATATATGATTTATTTAAGAGTTATTCTTTAGTACTAAGTATATATGTTTTATTTAAGAGGGTATTTATAGGGTATAGTAAGTACATATATACTAAATAACATATATATAGAGAGTAGGTGGACTTTACTTTCTATATCCCTATGTTTGTGTTTGAGGAAAACTCTTAAAGGATTCTGGCATTGATCTGATATAGAGCTTTTTCTTCCTACTTCGTGGTATCCTCTGTGGTGGAGGGTGTAACCCGATAACAGGCCACTCCTGTTGTCGGGTTTTTTGTGTTTATGCAAGACCCTATGACGTTCCTGTTCAGGCCCGAGGCGGGAAGTGGGATGCCTACGCTGCTGGTGGAGTTTCGCGGTGTGCTGGATTTCACCATCTGGCGGCATGGGGGTGCGGAGGGCAGTGTGGATGTCACGGAGCATTGCCCCAAGGAACTGCAGGCTGAGTTGCTGGCAGCAATCTTCGATGTGGTGACCGATGATCCATCCTGATATCCCCAACTTCGATTGGGCAGAGCTTACGCCACAGGATCGTACCGTGGAGCAGTTGGTGGCGCATTGCTGCTTGCAGGTGGGGAATCGCTTTTGGGACCATATGGGCAAATTGCAGGCGATGCGGGACGATTGGGGTCCTTTGCGGATCACCAGCACCTGGCGCACGCCCGAGCATAATGCGCAGGTAGGGGGTGCGGAGAACTCGCAGCACCTGGTATGGGCTACGGATATAGTGCCTACCGACCCCACCCCCGAGCGCATTGCGGATCTGGCAGAGGCAGCGGAGTACGAAGGTTTTGATGGTATCGGCACCTACCCCACGATGGGTTTCGTGCATTTGGACTTGCGAGGGCATAAGGCCAGGTGGTCAGGATGAGGCGTACCCAGGTGGAAGCGTTGCGAGGACGGGCGATGCGCTCCTCAAGCACGGAGGCAGAGCCTATGGCCTTTGTCCGCACCCAGGCTAAGCCCTTGCGAGAGGCTTGCGACAAGGCGGCAGAGGACGAAGGGAACGACCCACCGCAGATGGAACTGGACTTATGAACCTCAACTCGACGCATAAGCAGGCGATCCAGCTGATGATCCTGGATCGATGGAACCCACGGGCACAGGCGCGGAAGGTGGCGCATCACTTGGGGGTGCAGCCTGCTACGGTCAAGGGCTGGCGCAATAATGAGGACTTCATTGCTGAATACAAGCGTCAGCTGGATATCTACCAGAAGAACTTTGAAGATGTGCGCCTGGCAGACCGCAAGGAACGAGTTAAAGAGCTTGATGCGCTCTATAGCAAGATCCCTGAGAGGCGCACGCATCTGAAGATCAAGGTCCTGGAAGCTATCGCCAAGGAAGTGGGCGATGTGCGCGATACGCATATCCACAAGCACATGGTGGAGCAGTTTGGCGTTAATGCCCCTCCTGCTGCGGATACCTACGAAGAGTGGGTAAAGCAGAATCAGCAGATGGAAGAGATGCAGCAGTTGCAGGAGGCTATACCTGCCGAAGCCAGGGTCATCGAAGAGGGGAAGGATGAAGCCTGAGCGACAGGTCCTGGACCCCAACGTCCTCTTCGATGCGGACCAGGCAGATATGCCTAAGCCGCAGCCAGGACCGCAGGAGAAAGCGCTGCGTGCCAAGTTCGTCAACCAGCTGTTCTTCGGTGGGGCGCGAGGTGGGGGAAAGAGTTTTACGCTGCTGCTCGACTTCGCCCAGGATGTGCCCACCTATGGCAAGAACTGGCGCGGTATCATCTTCCGCAGGACCTATCCCGAGTTGGATGAGATCCTGGCCGAGTCACGCCGAATCTTCTACAAGGCTTTTCCTGGGGCTGAGTACAAGGTAGGTCAACGCAAGTGGTTTTTTCCTAATGGGGCTGAGCTTTCCTTGCGGCATCTGGAAAACGAAGCAGCTGCAGATTCGTATCAGGGTCATCAGTACACCTGGATCGGGTTCGATGAGCTACAGCAGTGGGATAACCTCGCAGCCTATCACAAGCTCAAGGCCACGCTGCGCTCAGGTGCCCAGGATATCCCCGTAAAGCGCATACGCGCTACGGGCAACCCTGGCGGCGTAGGGCATCAGGCGATAAAGAGCTATTTCATCGACATCGTGCCCGAAGGAACGCTCTATACCGATCCTGAAGATCAGAGCAGCAGGATGTATATCCGATCCTTAGTCACGGATAACAAGATCCTGCTGGAGCGCGACCCCCACTATGTGGACAGGCTCAAAGGCGTGGGTGATGAGCTTTTGGTCAAAGCATGGCTGGAGGGGGATTGGGATTCTTTCGTAGGCCAATACTTCAGCCTGTGGCAGGAGAAGAAGATCGGCGTTTCCTCGTTTAAGATCCCCGATCATTGGGCCTTATTCGCGGGACTTGACTACGGCGAGGCGAGTTTTACCAGCTGCGGACTCTATAGCGTGGACTACGATGGCAACGTCTATCGCCTGTGCGAATACTACCGCGACAACGCTACGGCCAGCACCCATGCGTTTGAAATAAACAAGATGATAGAGTCTTGTCCTTTCACCAATGGGCGCAGGCCGAGTGCGATCTATGCTGACCCTTCGATGTTCGTAAAGCGCAGGCTCAGCGAGGTCATCAACCACTCTCCTGCCGATGTTTTTGCCGAGCATGGGCTATACCTGACCCGTGCTAACAACGATAGGGTCACAGGGTGGCGCGTAATCAACGATGCGCTGGCAAACAATCGCTTCTATGCCTTTTCGGGGTGGAACGACAACCTCTTTCGCATCATGCCCTCGCTGCCCCGTGACAAGAAGAACCCCGAGGACTTGGACACGCACGCAGAGGACCATGCAGCCGATGAGTTGCGCTATGCGATGATGCACCTCTACAAACCCGCAGCGAAGACCACGCCTGTGAACACCGATCCCTTCAATGGCGATAACGTCATCGACAGTGCCATGAATGACCATGCGATGAGTTACGGGAGATACGCTTGAAAGCCGAAGACGTA